CTGAAATAACAGCATTACAGTCTATTTTAAGTAATCAAACAAATAATCAAGCAACTGTAAAGATAACTGATAATTTTTTAAGTAGTGCAACAGGTCTTGGTGTAAATATAAATGGTCAAGCTCTTGTTGCAGTAGGAACAAGTGCTTTGCCTACTGGTGCTGCAACATCTGCTAATCAAACTAATGCTACTCAGAAGACTCAATTAGTTGATGGTGGTGGTAATGTAATAGGAACTCCTCTAACTTTAGGTACTAGTTTAAATACAATTCCCTTCGGTGTAGCTGCTTACGGTACAGGGTATTATGGCAATTACTTCGCCGGAGCTAATTCCGGAGAAACTCTTAATGTAGCTGGTAACGCTCAAGGTCAAACTGGCGTCAACCCTTCCGGCACTATCTACGCCAGCGATACCAACATCGCCTCCGTCGCCGGCACCACGGTGGTTACGGCTGGCGTCAGCGGGCTGCTCGCTATTGGAGGCAAAGACGCATCGGGTGCGACGGCGACGGCGTATCCGGTCGGGGTGGGGGGTGTATTCAATACAACTATGCCCACGCTTACTACAGGACAGCGTGGTGATGTGCAGCTTGGTACACGTGGAGCAGCTGCCGTTACATTGTTCGCGCAGAACAGCACTACTTCGCCATCTATGGGCAATCCTTCTGACGCGCATGCTTTGGCTACTGGATTGTATATTAATAGTCAAAACCAACTATATAACGGATCAACCATTGATTTAGCACGAAACAACATCGACACCGCCGCTCTTGTTACTTTAACAAATGCTGTTGCTAATCCGTATAATTCATTAGATCAAACTAATTATAATGGTCGTGGTGTACAAATAGGTATTAATATAACAGCGACTACAGCTCAGACATTAACTATTATTCTTCAAGGTAAAGATGCAGCTTCAGGAGTGTATTATAACATAGCTTCTAGTACTGCTTTAGCTACTGTAGCTTTCACTAATATGACTATTTACCCCGGAATTACTGTCTCAGCAAATCTAGATTTTGCACAGGTTCTTCCTAGGACTTGGAGAATACAAGCTGTTGTAGCAGGAGCAGGATCAACATTAAGCGCCACCGTAGGTGCTTCAGTTATACTTTAAAAGGAAACATATGTCTAACGCAGTAAACTTCCAAACTTCTTACTTCGCTAATATTCAAACATTAGTACAAACTTTAGAATCTCTTCGTACCCAGAACGACCAGATCACACAAGACGCTACTCTGATTAGTCGTTATTTCTCCAGTCCTTCTCCACGTAATGATATCGTAGCTGCAGATGTTACTAATGCAGAAGCAGCGATAACTCAATTGTTATTTACTTTTGATAGAGGTTCTCCTACACAGAAGAGTTATCTTTTTAAACTCCTGTAATGAAAAGGGTTAAGAAGTCTAAGTTATCTGATGCTAGAGAAGAACATCGTCTTAAGGCAGAAGCTTCTCTAGAATACTTCATTTGGTTAATCATACCTAAACGAGTATTAGGTAATATCCATAGAGAAGTAATTAATTGGTGGTGTGCTTCTACGGCTAGTAGACACCAGTTATTACTACTTCCTAGAGATCATATGAAGTCTGCTCTGATTGCAATCAGAGTAGTTTGGGAACTTACTAGAGATCCTACCCTCCGGGTATTGTATATTTCTAGTACTGCTAATCTCGCTACTAAACAGTTGAAGTTTATGAAAGATATATTGACTTCAGATGCTTATAGATTGTATTGGCCGGAGATGGTTGAACGGGAAGAAGCCAAGAGAGAGTTATGGACTCAAAGGGAAATATCCGTAGATCATCCAAGACGTAGAGAGGAATCTATCCGTGACCCATCTATATTCACTGCTGGTCTTACCACTAATATCGTTGGTATGCATTGTGATATTGCTGTACTTGATGACGTGGTTGTCCACTCCAACGCGTATACGGAAGAAGGACGATCAAAAGTAGAAGATCAATATAGTCTTTTGTCTTCTGTCGAAGGTACTGAAGCACGAGAATGGGTTGTTGGTACAAGATATCACCCTAATGATCTTTATGCTAAATTAATAGAAATGGAAGTCGAGAGATTCGATGAAAACGGTAATGCATATTCTGTCGGAAGTCTATTCCAAGTCAAAGAATATCCTGTCGAGAGTGTCGGAGACGGTACAGGGGAATTTCTCTGGCCACGTCAACAAAACAAAGACGGAAGATGGTTTGGCTTCAGTCCAGAGATCCTTGCTGATAAAAGATCCAAGTATCTTAACAAGATCCATTTTCGAGCCCAGTATTATAATGATCCTCGTGACACCGACTCCTCTCCGTTCCAGAGAGATTTATTTCAATACTATGACGGGCAATTTCTGGGTAATAAACAAGGTAGATGGTACTTCAAAGGTGCTCCACTCAATGTGGTGGCTGCCGTAGATTTTGCTTATAGTATTGCTAAGAAAGCAGATTCTTCTGCAATAGTAGTAGTTGGCGTAGACGGTAATATGAATTATTACGTCTTAGAGATAGATAGATTCAAGACTGGTAAACCTTCTGAATACTTCAAACATATCCTAGATATGTATCAGAAATGGGGTTTTCGTAAGATAAGAATGGAAGTCTCTGTTGCTCAGCAAGTCCTTGTCAATGATCTTAAAGATAATTACATTCGTCCTTATGGTTTAAGTCTTGCAGTAGATGAATACCGTCCTTCCAGATGGCAGGGTTCTAAAGAAGAACGTATTATGTCTACTTTAGAACCTAGATACGCCAATCATCAGATGTGGCATTATCAAGGTGGTAATTGTCAGTTACTTGAAGAAGAATTAATGTTTGCTAATCCAGCTCATGACGACATCAAAGATGCTCTAGCATCTGCCATCGACTTTGCTGTAGCTCCCTTAGATATCTTTAGATTAAAGAAAGAGAATATGCCTTTATTTCAATTTCATAGTAGGTTTGGAGGGTGCGCTTAATGACTGGGCGCGTACTTGAGTTAGAAAATATCCTTTCCCCAGACTTGAAAGCTACTCGTCTTACTGAGAGATATCTTCAATGGGATATGCTCCGTAATACCTGGAAAGTAGATAAAGAAGAGGTAAGGCGTTATATCTTTGCAACCGATACTACAACGACATCTAACAACCAGTTACCCTGGAAGAACAAGACAACTATCCCAAAGATTTGCCAAATCCGGGATAATCTTTACAGCAATTACACCGCGACGTTATTTCCCCAGCGGAAATGGCTTATTTGGGAAGCTAACGAACGGGATTCTGCATCTGCGCAAAAGCGAGATGCGATAACTAATTATATGAGCTGGGTGATTTCTCAGCCATCTTTCAAGCATGAGATGGATAAGATCATCATGGATTATATAGACTATGGTAATTGTTTCGCTACCGTAGAATGGGTAGACCAACGTATACTCCAGAATGGACGTACTCAAGTAGGTTATGTCGGGCCAGCTCTTAGACGTGTTAGTCCCTTAGATACAGTTATGAATCCGACTGCAGAGAACTACCTAGAGTCTCCTAAGTTCATTCGAAGTGTCTTATCTATGGGTGAGCTTAAGAAGTATCTAGATAAGCTTTCTAATGATCAAAACAGAGAGTCCTATCAGAAATTATATAACTATCTTCAAGATATAAGATTCCATGCCCGAACCTTTATGGGTGATTGGATCCAGAAAGATCATATGTATCAAGTAGACGGCTTTACGTCTTTCCGTGCATATTTACAATCTGATTACTGTGAGATATTGACTTATTACGGTGATTGGCATGATTATATTACAGGGGAATTCCACGAGAATAGGGTTATTACCTTTGTTGATCGTCATAAGCTTATTGATGACCAGCCTAATCCTTCTTTCTTTGGTCATCCCCCCATTTATCATGTTCCTTGGCGCAAGCGTCAAGACAACCTGTGGGGGATGGGTCCTTTAGATAATCTCATTGGTATGCAATACCGTATGGATCATATCGAGAATATGGGTGCTGACATCTGGGATTTAGTTACATATCCAGTTCAGAAAGTCAAGGGGTTTGTTGAAGATTTTGTCTGGCAACCAGGAGAGAAGATCTTTACATCCGAAGAAGGTGATGTTGAGTTAGTTGTTCCGGAAGTAAATGTC